GCCACCGCGGCACCAGTTGCCTGAACTGGTGGAACAATTTCTGCCTTTGGCACGTGTGTGTATTCAAGCACCCGGAAGAGTTCTTGAACCCTAACACGCGCTACGGGGAGGATCATACCGGCGTCTGGAGGTGGATGAACTCCTGTTTTGAGGGCGACGACAGCGCGCTGTCGACGACGCCCAAGATCGAGGAGGACGGCGAGCTCCATCGGACCATCCTGGAACGGTGGGAACGCCTCGGCTTCAACATGGTGATTTTCCTGCGGACAGGAGTCACCGGGGCGGGCAACTACTTGTTGTTCACCGGGTTCCGCCTGGCGATCGATGAGATGGGGCCCACCGGCCACCTCCCGGAGGGGGCCATGATGCCAGAGGTGGACAGGTGCTTCGCCAGGTCGGGCGTATCGACCAGCCACACCATGATCCAGTTCTTCCAGGAAGACAACCGGCACGGGTGCATGTCCGTCGCGCGAGCGTCAGCTCTTGCGCGGGCACATGAGTTCTCCGGAATCGCCCCGACGGTCAGCAACAAGTTCCTGGAGTACTACAAGCGCCTGGGGGCCGAGACGATCGTGGACAAGCTGGCGCGACGAGCTGGGGTGCGGCCGCCGGCCACCCACATTGACCGCGACTTGATGATGCGTATCAACGGCGACATGGAGACCGAGTTCTCGGAGTCAGCCATCGTTGAGAACATCGTGATTGCAAACAACCTTGGCATGGACGCGAAGACGAGCGAGCATGAGCGCCTCGCTGCCTGCGGCTATCCGTGCACCGAAGAAGAGCTTGCCACGTTCGAGCGCCGGACGTGGGACTATGATCTTCTCCACGACTGGGAGGGCTTCGGAGAGAGCCTTCCTGCCTCGTGGCGCATGTAGTGGTCACACGGTCTTTTCGTACAATGTAACGGGCTGAACTCTTTGCGCTAGCCGGTGGCTCATGACCACCAACTGCTGGCGTTAGGGGCGCAGCCAATTATGTTGTGCGCCACAAGAGCGAGAGGTCCGAAGCGGCACCGTGATCATTGCGCGCCATGAGATCGTTGAAACAGACGACTGCGACTCTCCCAACGTCAAAATTAATGTCCCGGGGCCCGCGGAAGAAACGCCGCGGGTGAGATGGCGAAGGACGCTCATTCGACATATAGTAATACACATACTTAGTCAACACCGGAAACAGGCAACAAAGTGCGCGTGCCACCACCACCAAAACACAAAAAATTGCAAAATCGGTGCGTGGTGCGCGTAGTTGGTTGCTGCTGTCCGGCACACAGGTGGATTTCACCCCACCCTCCCGCGTCCGGGGTGCTGAAAGGAGACACCCGCTGAGCCAGGCTTATTCTTGATCCTTGCGCGAGAGGCGCGTGCAAGGGGCAGCCTGCCGTCCAGAGAGGGAGCTGGACTGAGGTGAAGGTCGTGCGGGACGCGGGTTTACCACCGCGGAGGGTTAGCCTCCTTTATCCGTACAGAAGCCCCCCCTCTCCTGTGGGCGCTGAGACCAGTCTCAGCGTTCAACACTGGCACCCTAGTCGCAAGGCGAGGTGTGTTGGCAGGGGGGCGAAGGAATGGCACGATGCGTTCCAGCGCTGCTAGACAAATCTGGAACTTTCCTAGAAGAAGGGACGCGCACCTGCGCCCGCCGACCAATCGCATGAGCTCCGAGGGGCGCGGTGATGCGGACATGCTAAGTCGGTAGTGGCCCTATGCTTGAGGGGGTCATCAGGAAGCGGTGGAGTTTATCGCCCACCGTGAGGCGCGCGTCTTGGGAAAGTAGGTAGGTGGCAGAAAGCGCTCCGCGCAGGTCCACCACAACGCCTTGTACATATCGCACGTATGTGCGCCGTGGGCACTCATAAACCACGGCACATGTGATCCGGGTTCTCTCCGACTCACACAATTTCACAGTGACTATCCGTCACGTTGTTATCCACTCACTCACAACGGAAAACGTTGTGGCAATCCTCAGGCTCCTGTGCAATGGGTTTCTCGCCCAAGCAGCTGGCCGCGCTCAACAAGGCGGCCCCGGCGGAGCGGAAGGCGATGAAGAAGCTCTTCAGCGAGCAAACGGCGGCGAACAAGCAGGCGCGGCCTGCTCCAAAGGCACGCACGCGGCCTACTGCGAGTGCGCCGCGGGCGAAGCCACTGACTCGTCAGACGACTCGGGTTCCGAACTACATGGACCCGATGTGCAAGGCCCCAATGCCCGCGTCACAGTCCGATGGTAAAGCTCTGGCCCACACGTCTCTGATCAGCAAGGACTTCAAGCTGCCCAAGTACGAGTCGACCCAGTTTGGCAACCACGCCAACTTCCCCGGTCCCACAGTGCTCATCATGACCAACACCGGCATGTCGGCTACGGTCGGAGTACTCGTGCACACCAAGGAGGTCGAGGCGGACGGCGTCACGAAGTACGTGGAGGTGTCGTCAGAAATGTTCGACATCCCCACGCTCAGCGGGGCGGACATGAGCGGCCACCCAACCGCGGGGCGAGCCATGAAGTACGGCGTCACGGTGATCAACAACTCGAACTCGCTGAAGCGCGCCGGCCGTGTCACCCACCTGAACACTATGCAAAGGCTCCCGAACCTGGTCGTGACCGGGGAAGTGGGCGCGCAAGTGATCGGCTGGGAGACCGTGGTTGAGTCGATCAAGGCGGCGCCCGACCGCCGACGCATCAACGGCAACAATCTCACCGCACCGCAGCAGTTGATCGGCGCCGTCGTGGACAACATCCGCTACCATGAGTTCAACCAGTGGCTTGGTAAGGAGACGAAGGACAAGTTCCTTCAGCACGTGCTTGACCAGTCTGGACCGACGAAGAGCATCATCTACCCTGTGTCAACGACTGCCCGGCCGATGTCCACAGTGGCATTCGTCTTCGACCCGACCGACGAGCCGCAGGACTACAGTGTCACCGTGCGAGCCGCGTTCTACACGAGATGGCCGCTCACAAGCGTGCCTGGACAGAGCATGTCGCACATCCCGACAGCCCCGGTCCCGCATCTCAACGTGGTTCACGAGCACAACAACACTAACCTCGGCGCGATGGTCGCGCTCGGAGCTGGCACGGGTGCTGTCGCAGGCGC